AACCGAAACCGCAGCACCTGCCGATATTACACGATCGGCGGCGTGAAAGGAACGATCTCACAGTGGGCCGCATTTGCCGGCATGAAAGCCGACACGCTACGATGGAGACTTGATCACGGATGGGACATAACAAAGGCGATCAATACACCGGTCGCGTGATTTTCTTTCTACACTTCTAACTTACACTTCGAAAAAAAAGAAAACTCCCAGGAAAAAAGAAAAAAACTGAATAAAGAAAAATGAGTGCGTCAAATAAGAATTTAAGACGAGCGATGGCGGAAAAGAATGATGAGTTCTACACATTATATGAAGACATCGCGGCGGAGCTAAAACATTACAGCACTTTTTTGTACGGGAAAACAGTGCTATGTAACTGCGACGATCCAACCTGGTCGAATTTCTGGAAGTATCTTCACAACAATTTTTCCGTACTGGGCCTGAAAAAACTGATCAGCACACACTACGAACCGGACGGTTCCCCATCCTATAAGATGGAGTATGAAGGCGGAGACGACCTGAACACGGAAGTTGGGACAGTGACCCCGTTGAAGGGAAACGGCGATTTTCGCTCTGAGGAATGCATAGAACTCCTTCGGTCCAGTGACGTAGTTATCACGAACCCACCGTTTTCATTAACAGTGCCTTATATGAATTGTTTGATCAATTCTGGAAAGGCGTTTGTAGTAATGGGGAATATGAATGGGGCACATAATAAGGACTTATTTCCTTATTTCAGAGATAACAAAATGTGGTTTGGCCCATCGTTACATGGACAAAGAATTGAATTTCGTGTACCAGATTATTACCCGCTTATTAATAGTACTAACCGTATAGATGAAAATGGCAACCATTATATAAGAGTAAATGGTGGAATTCGCTGGTACACCAACATCGACATCAAAAAGCGTCATCAGCCCTTCTTCCCGCCTGAGGACGCTCATTGCTACTACGAAGGAAACGAGGATAAGTATCCGAAGTATGTCAATTATGATGGGATTGATGTTGCCAAGACTGAACTGATCCCTATTGACTACACAGGATACATGGGCGTTCCAATAAGTTTTTTGGATAAATATAATCCAGATGATTTCGAGATAATTGGATCTGCTGACGGGAATCTTGGAATAAGCATTGGTATCAGTAAGAATCTTACAGATGAACAGGTAAAATCCTTTAAAAAAGAAAATCCTGGGTTTAGACGCGGGAATGTGTTCTATAGAGATCAGAACGGCGTACTAAAGAAACCCTTCTCCCGTATCATCATCAAGAACCGTCATCCCGTAGTTAGAAAGAACAAAACCGAAAAAGCGATAGAAGAAAAAACAGAACCAGCTCCCGAGGCTGGTTTTTAAATGCTGAAAGAGAGAAAGAATGGCAAAAGGCGAAACCTACGATGAATTTGTAGAAAAATTCGAACAGAAAAAGACCACGGATGACTGCTACACGCCGCCGGCTGTATATGAGGCCGTTAAAGAATGGGCCTGTAACGAGTACAACATAGACCGTGAACGAATTGTCCGCCCTTTCTGGCCGGGCGCAGATTATCAGAAATATGACTATAAAGAGGGCGATGTTGTCTTAGACAACCCGCCTTTTTCTATTATTACGCAGATATGCAGATGGTATGAAGCGCGCGGAGTTAAGTACTTCTTATTTGCGCCTACGCTGACAAATTTCAATATCAATGTAGAGGACTGCTGCCACATTCTCGCCGGTGCAGATATTACATATGAAAACGGTGCGGTTGTAAGTACTTCTTTTGTCACAAATTTAGACGGCGTGAACCGTATTCTAACGGCGCCGGACCTCAGACGGATACTCACAGCTATAAACGACAGTTTAAAAGTAAACCTGCCTCAGTATGATTATCCAGACTGCGTTATTACATCTGCCCGCGCAAAATACTATTCACGCTGGGGCGTTGATTTTAGGGTACCGAAAACGGACGCTTATCACATTGGAAAACTTGACTCGCAAAAGGAAAAGAAGAAGGGGATTTTTGGAGCCGGCTTCCTGCTCTCCGAAAGGGCGGCAGCGGAGAAAGCAGCAGCAGAAAAGGCAGCGGCAGAGAAACGAGGCAAGATAATTTGGGAATTATCTGAGAGGGAAAAAGAGATTATAAAGACTCTCGGAGCGATAGAAGAAAAAGAGAAAGCAGCCGAGACAGAGGCTGTTTTTTAAATGTATGAAATAAGGAGGCGGCTGATATGGCCAAAGGCGGAAAATCCGGCGGCCGCGGTAATCCGGGGAACCTGATACCGATGAACCGCCGAAGTGTTGAAGAAGTGAGGAAGATCGCCGCGAAAGGCGGCAGAAATTCCGGCAAGACCAGACGGAAGCAGGCGAACTTCCGTAAGGTCCTAAACCAAATATTAACCATGCAGGTCCCGGACGATGTCATGAAGGAACAGCTTGAAGCCCTCGGACTTGACCCGGACATGCAGACAGCGCTCAATGCTGCGATGGTCCGGGAGGCACTCGCCGGATCCGTAAAAGCAGCCGAATTCGTTGCGAAGTACTCCGGACAGAGCGCGAACACGGAGCGAGACGACAGACAGCAGGACGCACAGACCGACCGTATGAAAGCCGCGGCGAACCTGGACAGGGCGAAAGAAGAAGCGCTGAAAAAGCAGACGATAAAAGCAGAAGAAGCAGAAGAAGACAGCGACGAAACCGAAGACACCTTCCTGGCCGCCCTCATGGGAACCGCCGCGCAAGACTGGGAAGAAGAAAGAGAAGAAGAGCCGGAAGAAGAGAAAGAAGGCGGGGAAGATGAAGAAGAAGAGTAAGTTCAGGTTCTCCCCGTTCTCGAAACGACAGAGGCAGCTGCTCAATTGGTGGGTTCCGGGCTCCCCGGTAGAACACGCAAGCGGCATTATCGCGGACGGCGCTATCAGGTCCGGAAAAACACTGTGCATGTGTATCTCATTCGTCATGTGGGCGCTGAAAGCACATGACGGCGGGACACTTGGAATGTGCGGAAAAACGATCGGTTCTTTCCGTCGTAACGTGCTGGGACCGATGAAACGGGCATTGCCGGCGCTCGGATATGAGATCACTGACAAGCGCGCCGACAATTTGCTGATCATCAAAAAAGGCAGGAAAAGCGCGGAATTCTACATATTCGGCGGCAGAGACGAACGCTCACAGGATCTGATACAGGGTATCACACTTGCCGGTATTTTCCTGGATGAAGTCGTTCTGATGCCGCGGAGCTTCGTGGAACAGGCAATAGGCCGTTGTTCCGTAGAAGGCTCAAAGATATGGATGAACTGCAACCCGGGAAACGCCGGGCACTGGATAAAGAAAGAGTGGATCGACCAGGCGAAGGAAAAGCAGATGCTGTATCTTCACTTCACCATGGACGACAACGCTTCATTGTCGAAAGAGATCCGCGACAGATACAGGCGCTTATATGTCGGTACATGGTTCCGTCGTTACATTCTCGGCGAATGGGTAGCAGCGGACGGCCTGATCTACGACATGATCGATACTGAGGCCGACACAGTAGATACCGAAAGACTGGCGGAAGAATACCGGAAAAAGCACGGGCGTTCGTTCTGGAAAGAGTCATTCGTATCTATTGACTACGGCACGAGCAACGCGACGGCGGCGCTCTTATGGAGCCTTGGCCGTGATGATACATGGTATGTCCGCCGTGAATATTATCACAGCGGCAGAGACAGCGGAAGGCAGAAAACAGACAGGCAATATAGCGAAGATATTATCCGGTGGCTCGGTGATGACCTGTTGACGCTCGGACCGGTCATTGTAGACCCGGCGGCAGCGTCATTCAAAGTGCAGCTGGAAGAAGACGGGCTGGAAGTAGAAGACGCAGACAACGCCGTTCTCGACGGGATCCGGGAAACGAGCTCAGGTCTCGGAAACGACGACATAAAGATAGATAAGGGCTGCGAGATGCTGCTGGAAGAAATAAGCGGTTACGTGTGGGACAGCACGGCGGCGGCACACGGAGTAGAAAAGCCCGTAAAAGAAAACGATCACGCATGCGACGCGATGCGATACGGCTGGATGCATGTGGTGAACGGTATCGAGATCGAGACCGGGACGAACTGGGCCGGCGGCCTGTAATACCGCAGGGATTAGGAGAAAAAAAGAAATGGAAAAGAAAATATTCAGATACCCGCGCGGGCGCGAGTTAACGCCGGAAAAATTGGCGAAATTCATCAGAAAAAATGATGATCTTGTGCTGAGAAAATACAAGCCGCTACGAGACGCCTACGAGGGAAAATATAAGATATTCACACTGCCGAAAAAACCGGCCTGGAAGCCGGATGCACGCCTGGCGGTCAATTTTGCGAGATATATCACAGACACGTTTTCCGGATACGTTCAGGGCGTTCCGCAGCAGATCATATCACAGGATGTAGGGACCGCGGAAAGGGTCACGGACTACAACGACGCAGCGGGATTTATTGACCAGCTGGCGGCGGGCGTTGACTCCATGTTGATCTATGGCCGCTCTTATCTCATGGCGTACGAGGATGAGGCGGGCGACATTGGGATTGCTGCGACAGACCCGGAAGAAAGCTTCATAATTTACGATGACGGGATCCGGCAGAGGCCGCTCTATTTTGTCCGTACCTACTACGACATAGACCGGAAACGGCATGGCAGCGTTTCAGACGGAGACGGAAATATCAAATACTTCGACTGGGCCGGCGGAGTTGAATGGACGGCAGAAGAAAGACACGGCTTCGACGGAGTTCCGGCCGTAGAACTGAGCACAGGGATCATTCGTAAAGGAATATACGCGGATGTTCTGAACCTGATCGACGCGTTCAACCAGCTGTTATCAGATAAGGCGAATGACATCTCGGCCTTTGCGGATGCCTACCTGAAAGTGCTCGGCGCGGACATCGACGACAAAACGCTTAAATGGATACGGAACAACCGTGTCATAAACCTCAAAGGAAAGAACGCGGCCGACCTTGTTG